TTATTCTGAATATTCAAAATCAAATTTAGATGAAATTAATTCTAGAATTGATTCATTAGTTGATAGATTTAATGGTCTTCCTGCTATGGTTAAAACTTTACTAAAAAATAACAATAGTGAATTAAAAACAAATTTAGAAAATATTATAGAAGATCGCAATAAATGGATTCAAGAATATAACGATTATATAGAAGAGCAAAAACAAATTGCTATAAGAAATAAATTTAAATATAAAGAAGAAAAAAATCATATTGTAATTACAGGTTCAAATTATTCAAAAAATGCTATAGTTGAAGAATTAATTATTCCAGAAGAAATAAATGGAAAACCTGTCACTAAAATTGCTCCTTATGCGTTTTATAATAATGATACTATAGATAGCATAAAACTTCCAAATACCATAAAAGAGATTGGAAAATATTCTTTATATTGAAATTCTAAAGATGTAATTGTTAAGATTCCTTTAAATGTTTTACATATATATTATCCTACAATTAATTCAAATACAAAACTAGATAAAATTAATATTAAAGCTAGAATTCAGATTATAAATTAAAAGGAGAATAAATAAATGACTAATTTAATTGAAGATGTAACAAAAGATTATGAAAAACATTATAATTCAATTCCTTATGAGACTTTTATTGAGATTTTAAAATTAGATCCTCAAACTAAATTTGTAAATAATGAACCTGATAAAATAGGACCTAATGCTTCAGGATTACTTTTACAAAGATATATGAAAGGAGATACTGAATTTTTAAATTATGGAGAAGAAGTTTATAATGCAATTGACGCTTTTATAAAAAACAGAGCTTCTTATCCTATTAAAAATATAAGAGAATTTCAAAATAATACTGTAAGAGAATTTATAAATTATGTAGAAAATCCTGAATCTTTAAATTTAAATACTCAAAATAAAACAGATAAACTTACTCAAATATATGATAAATATTATTCAAGTATTGATAGAGAAACATTCAATAAAATTTTAAAAATGGATCCTAAAACAAATATTGAAAAAGGATTAATAGGAGATGTAGCTAAAAATCTTCTTCTTCCTAAATATCTTGCAGGAGAAACAGATTTTATAAACCTTGAGAATCAAATAGAAAGAGCTATCGAAGATTTTGAAGAGTTTAAGTCAAGTTATCCTCAAGATAAAAGATCTATAAGTAATTTTGAAAGTGTTTCTGATTTTGTAAATTATGTTTTAGCTGGACCTAAATCTAATTTAGTATTAGAACTAGAAAATGATGAAAGAGTAGATTCACAAACAAACTTAAAGGTAAAAGATAGTTTTAAACTTTTAGGAAGTACTAAAAATTATGATGTAATAGAAGTTTGATCTCATTTAGCTAATAATGTTGTTATTGGAGGATCTGGAGAAGGAACTTCAGGATATTTAAGTTGGTGTACTGGATATGGAATAAGCTTCTTCAATAATTATCATTCTAGAGGAAGACTTATTTGCTTTATTCACAAAACTGAAAGAAAAAATAAAGCTATTAATTATCAATTAAATATAAGTTCTACAGGAGAAAATTTAGAATTTTTAAATGGATTTGATTCAAATCCAATATCATCTAATAGTAATAGCCTTTATAATAGAAAAGATGAATTTTTAAAATCTGTTTTATTAAAAGAACCCGATTTAATTCCAATTGTAATAGCAGATAAAGATTTATGTAAAAATATTATGGTTAAAGATTTAAATGATTTATTATCTGGAAGTTCTAATATTGGAACTTTAGAATTCGAATCTATAGAAGATATAAATAAAATAAAAGCTTCAGGACTTACACAGTTAGTTAGAAAAGTAGTTATAAAAGATGGAGTAACTAATATTCCTGATGGTGCTTTTGAAAATTTCTCTTCTATAAAAGAAATTCAGTTTGCAGATTCTGTTACGAGAATCGGAATAAGATCTTTCGCAGGATGTTCCGATTTAAGAAAACTGATTTTACCTAAAAATCTAGAAATAATTGAAATAGGTGCTTTTATGAATTGTAGTAATTTAAAAGGATCTGTGGCTCTACCTATAACAATTAAATATATAGGACATTTAGCTTTCGAAAATCATAATAGTCAAGGATTAAAATTTACTATTCCAAAAGAGATTTTTAACAGAGAAGGAGCTAAATTACAGATAGCTAAAGAAGATGCTTTCTGATGAAGAAATCCTAGACATTTAAGAGCAATTTAATGAGGTGATAAATATGAGTGAAATGATAGATATTCTTCCAGAATTAAAAAGAATTTGGGATTTAAATATAGAAGAAGATTTAAATGAGGAATATTTAAATGAAAATATTCCAAAAGATTTAATTAATGCATATAAAAATAGTCGAGGAAATAAATCTTCTTATAATAATGAATACACTAGTAATATTTCTGGGAAGAAACCTAGAACCTGAGATAGAAGACAAACTACTGTTGATTATTATAATTCAACCTATGAAGAAATTTCAAAGCAAGAAGCGAAGCAATTTTTAGGAATTTCTCTTAGTAATTCAGGTAGAGCTTCTAGAATATATAAAAGAAGAGATTTAGAAGCAAGATTAAGACAATTACGTTTTTTAATTAATGGTGGTGTAGTTGAATTTGAAAATGGATTTGATGAAAAAGATAATTTAATTTGTTTAACTTACCCTAAAACAAGTATTCCTTTAAGTAAGTTTCAAGATAAAGGATATCTAGGTTTTACAAGAGGTAATAGACATATTGAAACTAATAATTTAACTTATGGTGATATAGTAATTCTTATAGATATTTGTGATAAAATATATAAAACTAATGAATATGATAATTATCTACCTGTACTTGATATAGTTGATTTTAAAAATTACATAACTTCTGTACTGTCAGATGAAAGAAATATAGCTTATGCTGAAGCAAGAAACATTGTAGATCATAAATTAACTTTCGGTGATTTAACTTCTTATGTAGATGAGTATTTAAATAATTTAGTTACTAAAGGATATTTAACTCAAGATAAATTAGATGCAACTAAAAATATTTTAAAAAAGCGTTTGGTAAATGATTTAGAGATTACAGTTCCTAAATTTAAGCATGACACACAAGTAGCATGATATGAAATAGATAAGCTATATAAAGACAAGTCTACACATCTAAATATTCTTGATACTGGAGATCATAGTAGAAATACGTACGATGTAATAAGTAGTGAGTTATATGATAAATTAATTGAAAAAGATAAATTGAAGAAAAAATTATTAGAATTTAAAGGTTTTTTAAAACATTTAAATAATCAAGATGAAATAGATGAAGAAACTTTAGAAGAATATAAATTTAACTATGAAGCAACTCTTAGAGAATATATTCAGATTTGTAAAGATGTTAAAAAAATATTAAATAAAGTAGTTATTAATGTTTCAGATAGAGAAGCTATTCTTAAACATAGATTAAAAGATAAAGCAATTTTTTTAACTAAATGTTATAAAGATTATAAACAATTAGAAGATTCAATTATTAACTTAGAAGGATTAACTTTAGAAGATATTTGAAAAAAGTATAGTTCAGAATTTAAATCTACATTAGATGAAATAAAAGCTACATTAAAAGGTCAATTAACGTTTAAAGAATCAGTTCAAAGAGAGATAACACAAAGTCAAGTTGAGATTCAAAGATTAGAACAACAGTTAGAACAAAAACGACAAACTTTAAGAGATCAACAAACAGTATTACAAGAAACTGAAACAGAAATTCTAAATTTAGAAACCGAGATTCAAAGAATTGAAGAAGAAGATAATCCTACTAAAAATGCAGTTATTAAATGTTATGAAGAAAGAAAAAAATTAATGACTCAATTACAAGAATTAAGTTCTAAATTAAAACATTATTCTTCAAGGAAGAATAATAAGGATGTTTCATACGAAGAAAACGAGGAACTTTTAAATATAATTGATTTCGTAGATACATTTGTTGAAAACACTAACGAACTAGAAAATGAAATTCCTGCAGAATAATTATATAAAATATTATAAAAAGTACTAAAATTTAGTACTTTTTATTTATTTTCAAAATAATAATTAGCTAAATTAATTGATTAAAGGAAATCTTATAGGAGGTTACTGTCTCATTATGATTAAAAAAGTTAGAACTAATGAAGGAGTTACTTACCAAAAACTTACAGCTGAAGAAATGAAAGCTAAAGGAATCTTAGGAAGATTAGTAGGTCCTTGTGCGGATTTCATTAATCCTACAAGAAACGGACGTAAGTACTCAGAAAAATTATGGGAAAATGTTTTTAATGATCCTATAATGCAAGAGAAAATTAAAAATAAAGTTTGTTATGGTGAATTAGGTCATCCAGCAGATAGATCAGAAATAGTTCCTGAAAAAGTAGCTATTTGTTTAGCTGAGCAACCTGTAAAAAATGATAAAGGTCAATTAATAGCATGTTTTGATATCTTAGATACACCTAATGGTAGAATCTTAAAAACATTATGTGATTATGGTTCTACATTAGCTATTTCAAGTCGTGGTCAAGGTGATATTATAACAGATATAAATGGAAATGAAGAGGTAGATCCAGATACTTATGAATGTGAGTGTTGGGATATAGTTTTAATTCCTGGAGTTGAAAAAGCAAGATTAAAGTATGTTAATGAATCATTTAAAAATAAAGTTAAATTAACTGAAGCTTTAAGAAAGACCTTTAATAAAGAAGATGAAGAAGGTAAGAAGATAATGAAAGAAACTTTAAATAATTTAAATTTAAAAATCGAAGAATCATTAGCTAAAGAAGTTAAGTTAGTAGATTGTACTAAATTAGAAACATTTGAGGAAGCTTGTAAATTAGTTAAAAAATATAATGCTCCTTGGTGTTTTGGAATAGAATCTTTTGGTGCAGGTCAATCTGTTTTTAATTCTTATTCAAAACAAATGGATTTATATATTTATGAAGATGGAGAAAACTCATTCTCATTTGGAGTTTATCCTTCAGGAAAAATTTATGGTCCTTATGATCTAAAAGATAGAAAAATTGAAGTAGTAATTTTAAAAGATTTAAACGAAATTGCTGAAGATAATAATGTTGTAATTGAAGAAACATTAAATGAAGAATCTGAAGATGATTCAATAGAAATTGAAGTTCCTGAAGAAAATATTGAAAATACTGAAGAAATACCTTCAGAAGTTGATGTTGAATTAGATTCTATTGAACCAGAAAATTCAGAGGATATTATTCCTTCAGAAGAAACTTTTGAAACAACTATTGAACAAGATGTTGAAGAAAAATCTGATAAAGAGATTTTCTTAGATTATTTAGTTAATAATTTTGAGATTGATAAAGTTAAAGAAGTTTTATCAACTCTTGAAATAGATATAGAAGATACTGAAGTATCAAGCGAAACACCTGTTGAAGGAAATGAAACAGAAGAAGTTATAACAGATGAAACACCTGTTGAAGAAATTCCTTCAGATGAAATTAGTTCTGAAGCTGAACAAGCTGAAGATATAGAGACTGAAGCTAGTGAAGATGGAGCTGAAGTAAATGAAGCCATAGATAATGGATCAGTACAATTAGTTAAGAATCTGCAAGAAGCTTTACAGACAAAGAAGACTTTAGAAGAAAACTTAAAATCACTTCAAGAAAAATTAGCAGTTAGTGATACTAAAGTTGAGAAAGTAAATGAAGAATGTAATCGTTATAAAGAAGCGGTTACTAGATTAAGTGAAGTAGCTAAATCATCAAAGTCTTTAAAAGAAACTTGTGAAAAACTAGAAGAATCAGTTAAACAAAAAGATGAAATTATTAATAATCAAAAATTAAGAATTTCAAGATTAGTTAAGAGTAGAAAAGATATGGTTGTTGAATCTAATAGTTTAAATGAAAGTTTAAAATCAAATTCAAAACAAATTTCAACACTTAACGAAGATTTAGTTAATTTAAATGAAAAGTACAAGAAAGATATTGAAGAACTTAATACACAATTAACTGAAGAAAAACAAAATAAAAATGATGCATTAAATAAAATTACTATTTTAAATAATAACATCACAAAATTAAATGAAAGCATTACAAAAACAACTAAGATCAAAGAAAGCTATAAGAATTTAGCTACTAAAGCAGTAAATAAGTATATTGAAGAAAAAGCAACTAAATTAGGTTTAACTTCAAAAGATATTAAACGTAAATTAGGTGAATCTTATACTATTGAAGATGTTGATCAAGTTTGTGAAGATTTAAAATCTTATCAAATTCAAGTAACTAAGTTACCGTTCAATTTAGATAAGAAACATGTTTCAGTTAGGGTTAATGAATCAGCTCAAAAACCAACTATTGTAAAAAATAGATTTGAAGATGATGATGTAGATGATTCATTAATTAGACTAGCGAATATTTAAAAATTAAAATAATTAAGGAGAGAAAAAATTTATGAATATCGTAGAAGCTTATTCAAAGAAATTAGCCATCTCTGAAAAAGTATATGAAAAAGAGCATGGTGGTAGAGCATTACCAAACACAAAGAAAATTGCAATCGCAAGAGTATTAGCAAATACAAGTGAGTTCTTAAACGAAGCATTTGCTAACACAACTGGTACTCAATTAGGTAATATGAGTACTTATAAGAAATTCTGTTTAGATTTAACTACAGTTGCATTACCTAACTTAATTGCTAATGAATTAGTATTAGTTTATCCAATGAAATCTAGAACTGGTTATGTTCAATACATGGAATTCATTGCTGGTTCTAACAAAGGTGGAGTTAAACAAAATGATGTATTCAATAATCCATTCAAGTTAGGAGACATGACTGAAGAAAGAGTACAATATACTTCTAGTGCAGTTGTTGAACCAATTGCAGCAGATGCTACAACTTTCAAAGCAGCATGGACTCCAAATGGTAATGTACGTTTAATTAAAGCTGATGGTACTGAAGATGTTATCGATGCTGAAGATGCAAAAGAAGGTGTCGAAATTACAGCTGGTGATTATGTTAAAGCTGCTTATGTTTATGACAACGTAGTTATTCCTCAACATGATCTTCCAACATTAAATGTAAGAATGACTGGTATTCCATTAGAAGCTAAAGCTCGTAGAATTGCTATTTATTATTCACAAATGGCTGCATTCCAAGCTAAGACTGAAATGGGTATTGATTTAGGTGAAGTATTAGCTACTCAAGCTTGTGCTGAGTTATCTTATGAAATTGATACTGAAGTAGTTACATTATTATATAAGAATGCTAGAAAAGCTGATGAATTAACATTCAATAAAGCATTACCTGCAGGTGTATCTAAGAGAGATCATTATGCTGGTTTTGCAGAAGTAATTGAGTTAGCATCTCAAATCATTTATGATAGAACTAAGAAACATGCAGCTAACTATATGGTAGTAAGTTCAAGTGTTAAACCAATCTTAGCTATGATGGAAGGTTGGAAAGCAGCTAACCAAACTAAGATCAATGGTCCTTATTTCGCAGGTTCATTAAATGGTATTAAAGTATTCGTTTCTCCTGCATTAGCAGCTGGCGATTACTTCTTAGGATACAATGGTGATGACATGATCACTTCAGCAGCAGTTTACGCTCCATACATGGCAATCGTTCCAACTCAAGCATTAGGCTTCGCAGATGGTGCTAATAGTCAAGGTTTCGCTACAATGTATGATTTAAAATTATTAAATGATGCATTACTAGTTGGTGGTAAAGTTGTTAACGAAGAACGCGTTATCAAAATGACTACTGGTGAATAATATTTAAAAAATAAATAATTAATTGAACCTCTTCGGAGGTTCTTTTTTTATGTTTTTTATTTATGACATATTAATAAATATACCTTGTATATTTGTGCTAAATTAATTGTATAATTAATTAAGGAGATTTAAAGTATGGCTCAAACTAATAAAAGTAAAAAACAAAAAGAATATATTAGAAATATAGTTACAAAAGATATATTATATAAATTATATGTAGAGGAATGTTTACCTGCATCTACTATAGCTAAAAACTTAAACGTTGATTATAAAAAATTAAATATTTTAATAAAAGAGTATAAATTAATTCAAGATAAAAATAAAATGAGAAGTCTTCTTAGTAAAGAATATAATAACAGATCTTTCAATAATATTTTAAATAAAATTTCAAAAGAAGAATTATATAAATATTATATTATAGAGAATCACTCATATAAAGAAACGAAAGAATATTATAACTTATCAGGATGAACTTTTGATAAACTTTTAAAAGAATATGATATTAAAAAAGATAGAAAAATTTCTTCTAAAAGAGGAATTAAAACAAAAGAAGGAAATAATCGTGAAGAATATTATAAAAAAGTTTTAGAAAAAACAAGAAAAACTATTTTAAAAAATTATAGCTCACTTGAAAATTTTTATAAATTAAAAGGAAATAAAAATAAAGTAGCTTGGGAAATTAATCATAAAGATATTTTAGATAAAGTAATTAAAACTAAAACAGAAAATAATTCATTTAATACAAGTAAACCTGAAGATAGATACTATCAATATCTTGTTCAAAAATATGGAAGAGATCATGTTTTTAGACAATATAAAGATAATAGATATCCTTTCTCATGTGATTTCTATATTGATTCAGAAGATTTATTTATTGAGTTAAATTTACATTGAACTCATGGAGGTCATTTATATAACTCTGAAAATCTTGAAGATAATATAATTTTAGATATATGGAAAGAAAAAGCTGAACAATCTGAATTTTTTAAAAATGCTATTCACATTTGAACAGTAAAAGATGTTGAAAAATATAATACCTTTATAAAAAACAAGTTAAACTTTAAAATATATTATAATGAAGGTGATTTATATGAATAATTTAATTATTGATTATATAAATAAATGTAAATTGAACGGATTTCCTAATTTTACGTTAGATACGAATATTTTATATAATGAATATAAAAAATTGTGTAATTTAACAGATTTAAAGAATTCTAGTAATACTATAGGTTTAGATATAATTTATCATTATCACCCTTCTTTGTGATTAGCTAATAAAAAAGGAAAAGTTAGTCCTTATGAAGCTTGACATAATGATACGTTATTATGTAGATGTATTGAAAATAGATTAAAATATAAAGGAGATAAATTATATCCTAAAGATATATTAAAAGGATTTAGTATATCAGGAATTGCACCTAAAGTTTCAATTTTCAGACCTTATTTAGCTAAATATATAATTAATAAATATCTAAAAGAATATGATGAAATTTTTGATCCTTTTAGTGGTTATTCTGGAAGATTATTGGGAGCTTCTAGTTTAAATAAGAAATATATAGGACAAGATATAAATCCTATTACTATAAAAGAATCTAATAATCTTATACATAATTTAAATTTGCAGAATATAACTATAACAAATAAAAATTCTTTAGGTTGTAAAGGAAAATATGAATGTTTATTTACATGTCCTCCTTACGGAGAAAAAGAAAATTGGAATATGAGCATAGCGCCTTTTGAATGTGATGAATGAATAGATATCTGCCTAAAGAATTATAAATGTAATAAATATGTTTTTATAGTAGATAAAACAGAAAAGTATAAAAAATACATAGTAGAAGAAATTTCTAATAAATCTCATTTAAATAATGCAAGCAAAGAATATATTTTAGTAATTTAATTTAAAAAAAGAATAAATTAGAACCTCTTCGGAGGTTCTTTTTTTTATGTAATAATTGTATTATAGAATAAATTACTTTAAGGAGGTTTTCATATGGTAAGTGAAGCAATTTTTAACAAAGCAAAATTTGAAGTATTAGGAAATCCTTTAGAAGATGTAGAAAAGGAAATATGTGAATTAAATAATTATAAAAATAGAATTTTAAACTTAATTGAAAATAATATTTTAAATAAAAATAGTTATGCAATTCAACTTCTTTCGAAAAATAAAATAATTGAAATTTTTAAGTACAATCGAATTTATTTTAAAAATTCTAAAGAACGTAATTGCATGATATTTAATGTTTATGAGAAATCAAATAATATTTATGTAGTATGTAAATTTACAAAATCATTTACAACTAATTTATGGAAACCTATAACTTTAAATCGTTTTTTAGAATTATATGATAGATATGAATTTAACCAATTATATCCTAAAAATATAAGAGAAAAATATTTTATGAAATTAGAAGATAAATTAAATTTAATTGAATCTAAATTAGTTAATTTACAAAAAGAATATAAAAGATTATATAAAGAAAAAGAAGAAAAAATTAATTTAGATTTTAATTCAGAAATTAAGAAACATAAAAAATTAGAATCTGAAAATATTATAATTTCAAAAAATAAAAATAGAGTAGATAATATAAAAGAAAAAATATCTATTTATTTAAATTCAATTGAAAAACAAAAGTTAATGAATTGGATAAGTGATAATATTTATAGTATTAGATTATATGCTATAGAAGGTGGAAGAGGTTCAGGAAGACTTTCCTATTATAAAGATTTTGGAAACCAAAAAATAAGAAAACCTGATTTAAATGAAGAAGGTAAACTATTGAAGTCATGTGATTCAGCTAATGGATATATTTCTTTTAAAAATGTTGAAAAAATTCCTGTAGATGTAAAAAACATTTTAGAAAGAATAACTTATAATAGAAATTCTAATGTGAAATCTTTATTTAATAAAAATAGATTAAATGACTTTAATTTCTCTTTATATCTTTTATCTGAATTTAATTCTTATGGATTTAAGTCAGGTATTAGAAATTTAAATAGATTTATAGATAAATCTTTTATTGAAACTTTATAATTCAGCTAAATTATATAGATAATATTCTTAAAAAGGAGATAACTATCTATGTACAATATTGAAGATACTGTTTTTGAATTGTTTGATGATAATTTTATAGATATTAATTATGAAAAAGGAAATTTCTATTTTGAATCTCATATTGATTATGAAGATGCTTTAGATATTTTAGATAAAAATAATATTTCATATACTAAAGATGACAACACTTTAATTATTAGTTTAAATTCTTTAAATGAATCTTTAGGTGATGATTATTCAAATATCGAATTAATTGATAATTTTGAATTTGAAAATCAAATGAAAAATGGATTACCTGGAATTTATCCTTTAAATAAATTTATCAATGCTTTAAATAATATAGGAAAAGATAAATTCAAATGTAGAACTACAAGATTTGGAAAAAATATTTCACTTGCAGACATACAAGATGAAAACTTTAGTTTAGATAGAAATGGATGAACTATTTTTAGAGATTGGGATACATCATTAAAAGGATTTGATGAAGTTTATATATGTATTAAAAATAATGCTATTACAGAAACTTATACTGATGATGAATTAGATAAACTTCAAAAGAAAACTTTTAATCAACAAAAAATTTTAAATATTTATAGAAGAAAAAAATATAGAGATTCTAGATTATTTGCTCACACAAGATGTACTAATTGTGGTAGAGAAAAGAAAGTATTTTTAAGTAATCTTGTAAGTGATCCAGATAAATATGGTTCTTGTATTTGTTCAGATACTAACATTGAATCTAAACTAGATACTATAAATGGTTTATATAAAGGAAATAAAAAATTATCAAGTAATACTTCTGGATATACAGGTGTTTATTTTGTAAGTAAATATAGAGGAGAAGCTTATAATAAATGAAGAGCTTATATAGAAATAGATGGTAAAAGAACTTATTTAGGAGATTTTACTTCAAAAGGAAAAGCTATTAAAGCTAGAAAGAAAGCAGCTCAAAAAGGTATTAAATGATATAAAGAACATAAAAATGACTTTATGAAAGCAAATAGACGTAGAAAAAAGAAATACAGAAAAAATCATAAAACAAATTAAAATGAAGGTAAAAATTCCTTCATTTTTTTTTGTATATTGTATAAATATATAAATATGAAAGGAATAGAATAAAATGTTAAATAGAGATTGTCTTATTGATAGAATTTATATTAATCAAAGTGAAATAGAAGAACTTAATAAAAAGAATGAGGATTTACTTTCTCAAATAAATAAAAATAAAGAAGAAATTAAAAAATTAGAAACTTTAGTAGATGAAGACAAAAAAGATTTGTTACTTCAAATTGAAAATGACGATCCAATTAAAGTTAATGATATAATTGCTCAAAGATTTCATAGAACTAATGTAGGATATACTGATGAAAAAGAATTAATTAATTACTTAAAAGAAAAGAATTATTCAAGTTTTATAAAACAAAAAATTACTGAATCTTTAGATAAAAATCCTTTAAAGAAAGAAATTAAAAATAATGAATCTTTTAAAGAAGAATTAAAGAATTTTATTATAAATGAAGTTGTTGATTATGTAGTAGTAACTACAAAAGAAAATTATGAAAAGATATTAGAGCATATTAATAAATAAAAATATTTTAACTTTATTTAAATAATGCTTTATTTGCTTTTAAACGTTATTTTATTAAATAGTAAATAAAAAATTATTATACTAAAAATAAACCTTGATTTAAAAGCGAAAATGATATATTAAAATAAGAGGGTTAACAATGTTAAAATTTAAATTATTAGCTGGAATAAATTATGAAGAAAAAGAGATAATTATATTTGAGGTTGAAGTTAGAAAGAACCAAAAAGGTAATAATGAATTTTCAATGTGTGCTTCTGTAGGTAAATTAATTAACTGTAATGACTTTAGACTTAATGACTGTATTTCCTACTTCGATGATTGTGGATTTGAATGGGATAAGTATTGTTCAGAAGCACACCCTGAAATTGATTTAGAATGTGCAAATTTTGATGATAACATTAAAAAACAATTAATGCAAGAAATTGTGGATCAAAACTATGAAGGTAAATATTATAAAGCAATTTGTGATTGTAGTTGCACCGATTATGAATTTGAAAATGAAGAGGGTATCTTTAATTTTGAAACTGTATCTTGTGGTCAATGTTTAGAAGACTATGTTGGTCATTTTGCAACAATGAATGAGTATACTGATTGGTTGTATACTGTATGGAGAGAGTATCATTTAAAAGAAATTTCTGATTCATTATATGAAGCAATTGAATATACTTATCTAAGAGAATTCAGTGATTATGAAATAAAGCCAATTATTGAAGAATTATTTATTTAGGAATTTAAGTTATGAAATTACGTGAATATTTTAATAAAAAATTAAATAAAGATTTATATATCTCTTTATATAATAAATATAATTCTAGATTTTACGGAAATTTTTTATATAATATTGAATCTTTAAATCCTTATTTAGATTACACAATAGATGAAGAATTTACAAATATAAATAATTTTATTTTAAAAATAAAATTAATTGATTATGAATATCCTTTAGGTTTGGACAGCATGATTAAATACAACTATATTAAAACGAAAGAAAGTGATCAAAATGATTCTAAAAGACTTATTACAAAAAATAAAAAAAGGTAAATTAGAAATATACTTATTTACTAATTATCAGGGATACATAGAAGTTATAGATACAAATGAATATAAAAAACATTTTGAACTAGAGTCTTTTGAATATTTAAGTGATTTAGAAATAAAATGCATTCAAGTAAAATTAGAAACATCTCTTTTTGATGAATATGAAGAAATTAATACTCCTATATTGGATGTAACTTTAGTAGAGTAAAAGGATGATATATTATGTTACTTATTTTAAAGAAAGATTTTTTAAGAGAAGAAATTAATTTTTATGATATTGATGGTTTTATAGAAGAATTAATATCTGAAATAGATTTATATCCTTCTAAATATGATAATTTAGATTATTATATTTATGATGTTTTTGAATTTATATATGGAAATCGATACTCTAAATATTTAAATTATTATAGTAATAAAAATGAAATTATATCTGAATTAAAGGATTTAATTTTAGTATATTGTGCAGAAAAAAATAAATTAGATTATTTAAAAAGATTAATCTTATTAGGAAGAAATGTAAAGGAGTTATTAAATGATATATTATAAATTAGAAGATGCTATCAGAAAAGCTTTAAAAGGAAAACAATTTGGTAATAATAAAATTATAGTTGAAACAAATCAGTTAGGAGAAATATTTATAACTGATTGTGCAGAAGATATTCCTGAAGTAGAAGAATTAAAAAATAAGATAATAGATTTAGAAGATTATATAGAAGAATTAGAAGAAACAATAAGTGAGGTTAGTTGTTAATTATGAAAAAGAAAGTTAGAGATTGTACTGTAAATGAATTAGAAGAATATTTTATTAAAAAATTCGATATTACACCAACTCATATTGATGCTTATATATATGATGTTAGATTCTTCACGATTAAAGAGGATGTAGATAGAAGTAAACATCCGAGATATTCGATATGGAAAGATGAAGAAATTGAGGTATCTTAAATGAATTCTATATTAAAACCTTGTCCTTTCTGCAATAGTGATAAAATAGAATATAGTATTAAAACAGCTTCTAGTGGTAACAAGGCAGGTTATAATTGTCAATTCTACTGTAAGCATTGTCATACTTATGGTCCTAGAGTGAGAACTAAGAAAGTATCTTATTATGATTATAAGGGAAGATATTCTATTGAAACAGATGGAGAAATAAAAGAACAAGCAAGAATATTGTGAAATCAAAGAGGAGGTAAATAAAAATGCCAAAGCTAGTTAGAGATTCAATACCTTTATTCATTGAAGCTTCAGGTAAAAAGTGTAAATTTAGATTATTAGATAGACCAGAACATAAGCATTATCTAAAATTAAAGTTAGAAGAAGAATGTAAAGAGTTAATGGCTGAATTGGATTCTTCAAATATAAAAAATATAAAAGAAGAAATGGCAGATGTTTTAGAAGTTATTGAAGCTCTTTGTTGGATATGGGATATAGATGATAAAGAGGTTAAGAGGCTACAAACTCTAAAAGGATTTGATAAGGGATCGTTTAGAAATGGAATTCTTCTTGAGGAGGTATATGATGACTAATACTGAATTAGAAGCAGATAAACTTCATTATTTATTAAAAATTACTAAATGTAAAGATATAGGAGAGTTAGTTGGTTTTGTAATATATTTATTAGAAAATTTAAGAGACTTTCAATCAGTTAAGGGTTTATTAAGTCCTTTATTATTTGAACTAGAACCAGATGTAAAAGAGGAAAGATATAATTTATTTATTCAAATACATCCAGCATATAGAATAGATAGTAAAGA